GTAGTACAGGCTGTCCAGCTCCTTGCCAAGCTGCACCGTAGTGCGCGTGTCCACGTACGTGCTGTTCGTCCAGCTCACGCCGTTGGTCGACACGCCGCTCGCGGGCAGGACATGGTTGACCAGGTCCAGCTCGTCCACAAGCAGGTAGATGACCGAGGACGCCCCTGACACGGCGCGGTAGATGCGGATCTTGACCACGTTCTCATGGTTGGTGCTCGGGTTGCTGAACCCGCTGATGCTCACGCTGCCGCCGGTGATGTCGCTGGTCACCGTAGTCGCTTCGCTGGGGGCGGACTCCTCATACACGGAGCCAAACTGTGCTACGTATGTGTAGCAGTAGACCCGCTCCTCGGTGTTGCTCGCGTCGTCCTCGCCTGTTCTCGTAGCAACAACCGTTGGTGCCACCGTAGGAGCTGTAACCCCCATGTAGAGCCAATTTCTTGGAGCCGGTCCTTCTCCAGCAGAGCAAAGCGCCCAGTTCGTCTTCTTGCAGACTCCACCTTCGGAATAGTAGATTCGGAACTCGTCATTGTCGGCGATCGGCCCGTAGCAAACATCCGTGTCCGTGTCCCACTCGCACCACAGCTCGGCTCCGCCCGTGCCGTCCATCTTGAAAATAGTCTGAATGCCGGGCCTGGAAACAGTATGAACCGCCACGGGCTTTCGCCACGGGCGGATCTCTGTGGACATCAGCTTCACGTTGCGGGCGGAGACCGCGCTGTTGTCCTGCAGCTCAGTCTCCCCGTACCTCGGCATGATGCCCGAGAAGTTATTCAGTACGATGGTAGACACTCTGGATGCCCTCGTAACTTCTGACGCAAGCCTCTAGGGCCTGCTGTTTTCTTCCAAGCTCTTCTGCACATCTTGCAGAAAGATCTGTACCTCTTGCCGTATGTTCGACGAAGACCTTGCCTCGTCTAGCACACTCTGCGGCAGGGAGGGAATCGAAACGCTTTTGCAGGGAAGAGAGGCGGTGCTGCAGCCCGTCGCGCTCAGCGAGAAGAGCACGATTGCTGTCCATAAGAGCCTTGAGCTTCGCTTCATGCTCCTCCCTCACTTTCCCGCTGACAGCCTCCGCAGCCTCAGCACGGGCCTGCGCCACTGCCGTCAGGAGAGCCATCTGCTCCGTCAGGCTTTTCACCCTGGTGTTGCTCGAACTCAGAAGCACTGAGACAACCAGCAGACCCAAAGCAAACACGCCCGTCAGAATCCAAGAAAGCTTGTTCCCCATTGAAAACAGCCAACTCCCTGGCACGGCGATTCTCCAGTCCCTTGACCTTCTCGCCCTTGAAGTAAACCCACCTCATCCACTGCTTGTTGACGCAGACAAGGTCCTGCTCGTTAAGGCACTTGAGAAGGGTCGAATTCTTGAAAGCCGTTCCGCCGATGTTGTACGTAAGCGAGACAAGGGCATCGTACTGATGCTGGCTGAGCTCGATCTTGACGCTGGTGTTAACAGCCTTCTCGGCGACGGCGACGTCCTTCTTCAGCAGGCCGAGGGCCTGCTCGAGCGTCACCTTGTCACCCCTCCTCACTCCCTCGGTATGCCCGAAGCCAACCGTCCACTTGTCTCCGGGAAGGGGCTGGTACGCGAGATACGAGTAACCCTCGAACCCCGCGATTCCCAGCAGCCCGGCTACGCTGGTGGTAAGGACGGCCTTCGTGACTCCGCTCGGGATGTTCATTTCGCACCCTTCTGAAGAATAAGCACGGCCCGTTCAAGCCGTTCCATGTCCGTCTGGAAATGCGTGTCGGCCTGCTTCAGGATGCTGATGTCCTCCTTGTGGGATACCACCTGGGAAATCAGCCACCCCGCTCCGGCAACGATCACAGCCTGGATGAGAACAAGGATCGTCGTCAGCAGGCTGAAACCACCACGGAGCTTGTTGATGTAAGCGCTGTTGTTGTTCAGTCTGGACTCAAGCTCGGACAGCTTGCCATAAGCATCCCTGAGCCTCTCGTCCCACTGCTTCTGCTGAATAGGAACACCAACAACAGCATGGGTGAGCTCCTTGATGCTCTCCTTGATCTCCGCTATATCGCCTGTAATGGCTGTCAAACGGTTGTTGATCACCGCAATCTCAACGCTCACATCGTTTTCCATGGCTACGCCTCCGGGGCTTTCCGCTTGCGCTGGAGTCGATCCACTTCAGCCTTAAGCTCCTGCACGGCCTTCACCAGTACAGGCACAAGCAGCTCCGGGTCGCAATACAGATTGCCCATTCCGTCCTGCTCGCCAGCGGCAGGAACATTCTTCATCACGGACTGCGCGGTCACGCCGTACCTTCTACCGGCCTCGTCAACCTGCATGGATGAATATTCGACAGGAACAAGGGCCATCACCTTTTCCAGCGCACCCTCGATGGGTGCGATGTTGGCGATAAACCGCTCGTCAGTCATGCTTTTCATTTACGTGCTCCTTGAGTGCCTTTAGTTCTTCAGCCAGTCCCTTAATTGCTGCAAAGGCCACAGCAATAAGAGATTGATAACTAACAGCAAGCGTGCCGTTAGTCTCCTTGACAACGAAAGGAATATGCTTCCTGACTTCCTGAGCAATGAATCCAAGGTCCGGGTCTCCGCTTTCCTTCCACTTGAAAGACACGGGACGAAGCATCGTGGCAAGCCACAGCCCCTCCGCCGCCTTGATATCCACCACATCCGTCTTGAAAGCGGCGTCGGACGTGGAGCGGAACGTGTTCGCAGTGGACGTGCCGGTAATCGTGACGTTCCCGGACACCTCCGCCATGCCGTTGGACAGCTTCAGGTCGCCCTTCTTGATGGTCAGCCCGCCGGTCATGGTGTCGCCTGCCTTCAGCACATAGGTGCTGGCGGCGTCGGTCTTCTTCAGGTACGTGCTGGCAATCGAGCTGTTGAGCGACGCCAGCTGGCTGGTCAGCGCCGCCGTCGTGACATAGCCGCTCGTGATCGCGTCGATCTGGTTCTGCAGGTTCTGCAGCATGGCGGCGTCAGCGCTGGAGGCGGACGACGAAGCCGCGGCGATCGCGGCGGTCATCTGGTCCTGCGATACCTTGTCGTCGAACAAGGCGGCGCACGGGCGAAGCTCAAGGCGGCTGTCGGCGGCAAATGCCAGCGCGGTCGTGTTGTCGGCCCCGCGAACCACTGTCAGCGTGTCGCCGTTGCGATACGTGCACTTGACGATCTCCATGTTGTTCTCGGAGTCCGTCAGCGTGGCGAAGAACCAGCTCGTGCCCTGCACGGCGGCGGGGAACTTGCTCCCCTGCCCGGGGCAGAGAAGGATCTGCGTCGCCTCAGGCGTAATCGGGGTGCTCAGGGCTCCCCATGCGTTGTTCGTAACAAGTGCGCTCATCAGACAATCCTGTTATAGCCAACCGTCCCCGTCGTGCGGGTGAAATCGCGGGTAGTGTCGATCTTGATATCGTGCAGCTTCCCGTGGTACCTCACGTCATACTCATCCGCCTGGCGGATGTTCGTGTACGTCTGCCCGGCGATGCGGAAGATCCTCGACAGGGCTCCGTACACCACGGCATCCAGATACTCGTTGTAGAAAACCGCCGGGACAATCCCGTTGTCCCTCCGCACGGAAGCAACAACCTCCACGCGAATGAGCTCCGGCCTGGCCGGGACGGGAGAAAGCACGACCTCGTCCTCGTTCTGCCTCGTGTAGAACCTCGGGTGCCCGGGGAACAGCTCCCAATCAAGCCCCCTGGCACCCTTGGCAAGCTCATCCATGCGGATGGGCATGACACGGTGCCCGTTGCAGTACATATGCCTGATCTGGAGGATATCCAGCCCCTCGGGCATCTCGACGACATACTCCTGCCTGCCGGGCTGCGTCCAGAAGAACGAGCGGTACGTCAGGCAGTGGGTCTCGTGGCAGATATCGTTGATCGTGTTTCCGACTTCAGTCCGCATCACGAAATCCGGACAGTTCTCCGCCTGCGGGGCGATGTGCCGGAAGAACTCTTCGATCTTGACGGTTCTCATTCAGTTCCTCCGTTGGGATTCACCGGCCCTCCCTGGAGGGCGGAGTTTGGCGTCAGCAGCCCCCTGGCCTGGTGCGAATTGTTGAGCTCAGCACCATAAGCCTGGAAATAAGCCGCAGCGCTCTGCACGCCAGCCGAGTAGTCGGACTCCTTGCAGTTGGCGCGGTAGATCACGTAGCTGACGATGGCAGGGATGTAGGTGTCATCCAGCACAAGCTCGTCGTCCTCGCTCGTGACCTCGGCAGGAATCCCCGAGTAGACAATTTCCACGGCGCCGTAGCCGTCGTTGGGAGGGAACACGTAAAACTCCTTCGGCGTGCGATCGTCGTACGTGTAATTCTCTACCAGGGGAAACTCGGGAAGCATGTGCCAGTGAGGAACACATGCATCCAAAAGATGGCGAGTAACCAGACGGACGGGCTCTCTCGGCTTGCTGCCGTCGAAGTTTCTCGTGATGGTGATCAGGTGCCAGCCGTCATCAGGCAGGAACTGGCGCGTTCCATGCTGAAGCTGGACAACCCTTGTAATGGGATATGCGCCCGGAGTGCGGGCGATAGCGATCTGGGCCTCGGAGAGCCAGTCAAGCATCTCCTCCTTGGTCCAGCGAACATACTCTGCGTCCTGGAGCTGGCGACTCGCCCTCTCCATGACCTCAAGCGCGGTCGTCATACTACCCTCCAGCTAGAGGGGCCCGGCGGGCGATCCCAAGGCAGCGAACCGGTGAGATCTCCCGTCGGGCCGGGTAGCTTTAGGCGTCAGCCACGACCATGGCCGTAAGGGCCTGGCCCTGCGTCACCTGATTGCCCCAGACCTGCAGGCCGCGAACGAGCTTGCCGAAGTCGGTCGGGTTCTGCAGCGTCTCCATCTTCGTGATCTGCGAAGCGAAGCTGATGCCGCACTTGTGACCGGCGAAGATGAGATGGCGCTTGACGGCGCTGGCAGAAGTCGTGGAGTTGTCCCACGCCTTGTTAGCGTCGGCACGCGGCAGCTGGTTGCTGACGTAGACCGTGAAGCGATCGATGGAGCCGATGCGTCCGTTGCGGAGCACCGACTTGGGATCGCCCATGAACTGCGCCTGAGCCAGCGGCGACATCATCAGGATCTGGCGTTCCTTCGGAGTGATGACCAGATAGCGGCCTTCCTCCGGAACATTGGCCTCGTCCAGCACGGTGCTGAGCATCGTGATGTACGAGAGGATGTTCGAGGCGGTCAGCGAGATGGCGGCGGTATCGATGCCGAGGTTGTACGCCCCGGAAACGGCACCGGCGTTGGCACCACAGTTGCTCGTCCAGAGAGCATCCTTGCCGGACGCGCTGGTCTTCCAGGCACCGGAAGCATTGAAGAAGGACGAGTAGATCACGTCCTTGTCAATGAACAGCTTCATCTGGGTGGAGGCGTCGTTGGTGAACATCTCCATCAGATTCGGCTTGGCCTGGAATTCCATCACGTCATTGACGTTCACGCCGAAGTAGCGAGCCTTGTCAATCTTGAGGCTGATGGTCTCCGGAGCGGGGACCTCATACTCAAGCTGCATGCCGACCTTGTACGCCTTGGTGGTAAGCGTCGGGATCGTGTTGATGATGACGGTGTCACCAAGATTCGCGATCTCGCCCTGCCAGTCGGTGTTCGCAATCTCGCCGAAAATCGTCGAGTTGTAGAACTTCTTGGCAAGCTTTCCAGACCACAGGGTCGGAATGAAAGTGCCCGAATAAGTCGGACTCGGAGCCGAAACGTAGTTGCTAACGGCGTACTGATTAGCATTAATCGGTACAGTCGCAGCAGGCGAAATAGTAGTCATGACAATACTCCTATGTCATCCCGCCATTACGCCTGGTTAGAAGAAAGTGATTAAGGTCTTACCCGACCAGCCGCAACAGCGTCGTTAATTTCCTTTTCGATGGCCTTCGCTTCCTCTTCGGGAATCTCATTGTGGATCCAGCGGTGGTAAAACTGCTCGATCTCGCCCTGAGACCACACGCGAGGCTGCGAACTGCCAACCTGCCCCGAACTCTTCGTGTGAGTCGGGGTAACTTGACGCTCAAGAGGATTGGCCCGACGGGTGGTGTTCCTGTACTCCTGGAAGATCGCCGCCACCGAGTGTGCGTCCAGATTTCCGAAAGCCCGCTGCAGAGCTTCGTTCCTCTGGAACCCATACGTCGGATCGGCTTCGTTCAGCCAGGCCAGAAAGCCCTGATCCGTATTCTGCGTCTCCCAATCAGGGAACTCCCGGGTCAGTTCCGCGTAAAACGCGCTTTCCCGGCGTGCGGACTCCTGCTGAGCCTGCTGCCTAAGCTGTTCCTGCACCTGAGCGATCTGGGACTTGAGGTCCGCAGCCTCGGATGCAAACTTGGCAGACTCCTCGCGGGCGCCGCGGCGCACAAGGTCAACCATGTCTTCACCGAAATTATCGGTGTCTTGTTCCGTCAAATAGGACTTGTCCTCAGCGGCCTTCGCGATCTCGCCTCGAAGAGAGGTGTTCTCATCCAGCAGCTGCTGGATTCGAGCCTCAAGCTCCTTGGTCTGGTTGTGAAGGCGAGGCACCTCGGCATCGTACTTTCCACGGAGGGAAGCGTACTTGCTCTGGAGCTTCTCCATTTCACTGGGTTCGTCCTGCATCGACTCGGTTCTAACGCCGTTGGGCTCGGTCTCTGATGCGGGAACAGGCTCTTCAGCCTGCGGGTCACTGCCCTGCACCTGGCCGCGCATCTGCTGCTCAAGCGCATCCGCATAGTCCGCCGCCTTTTGGACAGAAGCGGGTAATGCCATTCAGTTTTCTCCTAAGCTCCGACTTTACGGTCAGCTTTAGTGGCTTTCGCCACGGCATCCAGAATGTCAGTCAAGGCCCTGATCTCGCCCTGCATTCTATGAACGATCACCATGTCTGATGCGTTCCGCAAGGTATGAGACCGGTCCTCGACCAGACTTTCCAGATGCCTCAGGAAGGGGCGAAACTCGTCGCCACCCAGCCGTCGCAGGGTGGCTCGGAGCCGGTCCTCTTCACCGATACCGCTATTATACATTTGATACTCTGTCAAATCAACTCCACAAGCGTTGGCACGTTACGCTGCGTTGTTGGTCACTGCCTGAGTATTGACCTGGGGAGAGCCATCCATCAACCGGCGCTGGTCGATTCTGGCATCAGGCGCCGCCGGAGATCCACCTGCCTGCGGCTGGCCCTGCATCTGAGCCTGCTGGGCGGCAAGCTGCGCCTGCGCCTGCATCTGCTGGATCTGCTGAGCCGCCATCCTGGCCTTGAGGACAGGAAGGGACGGGATGATCTTGTCGGTGTCATAACCAAGCGTCTTGACCATCTCGCGGAGCATGTACGACAAGCCTTCCGGACCGATGAGCTGGTTGAGCACGGGATTCTGCGCGCAGATGTTGAGGAACTCGGACTGCCGCTGCTGCTGTTGCTGCAGCCGCACCAGAGCCTCCGCACCCTCGGCGATGATATTCACGTCGCCCTTGAGCTCGGGATCGTCCAGATACTGCATGTTGTAGAAATACAGCCGCTCGATGGCCGGTTTCATGATGGCATCCACGCTGGCGACGACATTCTTGATCGTCTTGCCCGCGTTCGTCATCAGCATGGAGAGGCCGGAAGCGGTCTCTCCAGCCCCGCGCACGTTGTTGTCCCCGGTCATGTAGCGCGGGATTCCGGTGTACTCGTCGGCGAGCTGGGAGAACTTCTCGTAGATCTGCATCAGCTCCATGGCGTTGGAGCTGGGCTGGAAGAAGGAGATGGGCTGGGTCGTGCTCCCCTGCCCGTTCTCCTTGACCTGCCAGATCTTCCACGGGTACATGACCGTAAGGTCTTCACCCGCAGGCAGACGCGAGACATCGTAGACGACCTGCGGGCCGGAGCTGATGCTCATGTTGTTCACAAGGGCACGCGCAGCGGCGTTGCAGATCGCCTGGGTGTCCCGGCACAGATCGGGGACGGAGTTTCCCCAGAAGTGGCCGGGGATGTTCTCCCAGGACGTCTTGTAGTACGGCTTCCGGTGGAGCGGGTCGGGATTGATGGTGGCCTTGATCACCCACTGTCCAATCAACCAAGCCTCAACGTGATATTCGTCGAGCGGGTTCTCAATCTCCGCCTCGTCGACTCCCCAGTCGACGAGCATCTTTCCCTGTACGCTCCCCCAGAACTGCAGCGCGTCAATCAGCTCAGACGGGTTCTGGTTCGCCTGCTGGGCCTTCCCCTCGACAAGGATCCTCTCAGAGTCGATGGAGATCCACTCGTGCAACCCGCCACGACCGTACTCGTCCAGAACGGCGTTGATGGCTGCGGGAGAGTAACCCTCCACGTCCCTGAGGCTGACCAGATCCGTCCTGGAGAGCCTGTGACGCTCGATCAGGTACCCGTCGTCTACGCTCGTCGCGTCAGGCGCGGGGTACAGCATCAGCGGATCGACGCGCTCCCATTCCAGCCGGAAATCATCGACCGCCTGAGCGTCGAATCCCCCCTGCTGGTTGGGCACCCACTTCAGCATCGGACGCTTGCGGACGATGGGCCCCTTCAGAATCGCCGACGGGAATGTGACCAGGTCATCAATGAACTGATCCATCGCCAGCTCGAACCCGCCCTCGAAGAGCTGGTCCTTCATCTTCTGGGTCATCCGCTCCGCGCGGTCCTTGGCCATCTCCTGGATCTTGGCGAATGCCTGATCCCTCATCGCCAGCATGAACTCCTTGACGTCCTGCTGCGAGGGGAACACCCCCATGTTCATCGCGGCGGCGATCTGCTGCTGCGTGAACTCGGTGATGCTCTGCTTCGTGGCGTCATCGATGTCGGCGATAGGAGTCGGCTTGCAGCTCCATGGCATGCCCTGCAGCGCCTCCCGCAGCCAGGCCGCGGCGGCTCTGCATTTATTGCTTGTAAGGAGCATGTATACGAGCGCCGAATTCTGCCTTCTCAGGATATTCAGCATGTCGGGCTCGTACTCTCCGTTGCGCTGGCGCATGCTCTTCATCATGCGCGGCTCAACTTCCTGCTCCTTTGCGTGCTTGGCTTCCAGCCAGCACTTCCGGATGTGACCGGCGAGGCCGGTGATCATGGGGAGGTTGTTCTCCTGCTCAGCCCTAGCTCGCTCGTCCTCTAACGTCTGGGAAAGAGAACGCATCTCCATGATTCCGCCCACGCTGGTCACGCCCGGAACCTGCCTCTGCGGCAGGTAAGACGGTATGGCCTGCTCCCTCGGCACTGCGGGTGCAGCCGGTTCCACGACGGGAGTGATCACGTCCACCTCGACCGGAACCTTGTTTTCTTCTTCCATGTCGAACCTCACAAATATCGGTAGTCCACCGGCTTGATCTCCACCGCCTTGTCGTTGTTGTACTGGTTATACACACCGCTCGTGTCGGTATGCAGGCACAGATACTGCAGCGCGTCGGCAATGTCGGACCAAGGGTGCGACTTGTCCGGTTTTTCTTCCGTGTTCCCGTCTGTCTTGCGTCTGTATTTGTACTTCCCCGCCAGCGCGGCGATCAGCGTGGGGCACCTGCTCCCGTCGATCAGCAGCCATGGCTCTCCGTCGACAATCCTTGTCAGGTTGGAGTCGACCGCGCTGATCCGCGCCTGTATGGAGTTCGTGCTGGCCATCCGAACAGGCAGACCTTCAGCCCGGATAATGTCCAGAACCGTCCTTTCGTCGGTCTGCGCACGGGTGTTCGCCGCAGGATCAATGACGACCACCACCGGCTGGCGGGGAAAACGAGAGGCAAGGAGCGGCTTTACCTTCTCTTTGATGAAATTGGATGCCCCCATCCCGACCGAGTAGGTCTCATCAAGGACAAGGAGCCGCCCCTTGTAGTCAACCTGCCCGAAAACAGCCGCCGGATGCAGCGCCGCGTCCATCCCGATGATGATCGGCTGCTGCCTGCTGCGGATGTAGTTCAGAGGCTCCTTGGAGACGTGCAAATCACGCGAAAAGCTCCGAAAAACCGGCATTCCGGCCAAACTTTTCCCAAATTTCGCGTGCACGTACACGTCCACCCAGTCCTGGTCATGGGACTCCACGAGGTTGTCGTAGTACCCTGCGGGCAGATATTCGAGCCAATCCGCCTTCGGAGACAGCCCGGAGGGCTGTATGCTCACGTGGCAGTTGGGCGGAGGGTTCGTCAGGAACTCCTCCCAATATGTTTCCATGTCCGGAGGGTTGCTCATCCCCCAGACATGGGCGTTGGACTTGCCGTCCTCGGTCACGCACCCGCCTACGGGGTGCCCTTTCTCGTCTTTTCCCCACTCCGGACGGGGAGGCACCATCATTTTGTTGGGATAGCGCCCGACGCGCCCCTGGACGTTCTTGAAAATCTCTTCGTTGATCTCCCTGAACTCGTCCATCACGGCGAAACTCAACTGCAGGGACAGCAGCCGACGCACGTCCTTTGCGTCGTCAAGACCGCGAAACATGACCTCGCAGACGACATCGTTGAACTTGAGGGTAAAAGTATTCTCCGTCTTGGCGTAGGTGCCTGCCACACCGTCGGGGAACCATGACAAAAAGTCAGGTATCGACGTGTCCCGCAGCTGTTCGCGCGTATTGCGAATCCACACGGCCCGGCTGCGCCGGATGCCGTCCGTGCACGGGGCCATTTTACTCGCGTGGTACGCGATCTTCATGATCCCTGCGGTCGTCTTCGTCGAGCCGTAGGGCCCCACCACCAGCGAAATGAACTTGTCGCTGGCGAAGAACGGCGTCAGGGACGCGGGAGGGGTGTAGCTGGCGTGGCCCACTAGGCCCCCTTCTTCCTTCTGTCTTCCAGGAGCACCTCGATGGACTTCATGAGCATCGAGGCGGTGTTCTTCCTATCCCCCGACGCGTCCGACGACAGCAGCATCAGCAGCGCCGTGTACACGCAGAGGGCCTGCTCCTGGTCCAGCTGCAGGGTGATCCAGTCAGTCGTCGTCTTGTCCATCCTTAAACTCCATATCCAGCACCGGCGCCTCGTCCGGCACTTTTTCCACAGACTTTGACTTCGCCTCAACAACGATCGTCTCCGGTTTCGGCGTGGGGACGTTGATCGTGATGCTGAACCCGCTCCCCTGCGACGCCTGCTGCGAGTCCTTCGGCTCGAGGTTCGCCACCTTCGTAAGCAGCTGCAGCGCAGCGGCCTTGTCCTTCACCGGGATATCCGGAGCGAGCGCGGACGAGAACATGTTGTCCAGCAGCTTGTCGGCCATCACGTGGGCCTTCAGCCTGAACGTGTCCCCGCTGCGCTCCCTTTCCGCCACCACCCTCGCGACAGCCGTCTGGAAGTCCTTCCGCTTCTCGATGATCTTCCATTCCGACTTCGTGAAGCCGAACCGCTTGGCGATCTCCTCGCCTTCCTCCAGCCCGGTGGCGACCTCCTGGATGAACTCAGGACTTATCTTCAGATACGACTTCGCCGTCAGGGGCATTCTCGACCTCCGCCAGGAAATCTCCCTTGCGTTCCTTCAGATACTTCGAGATCGCCCTGCGGATGTACCAGTTATACCCCACGCTGTTCAGCTGTCCAAGCCTCTTGAGCTCCTCGAAATCCGCCTTGGACAGGCGGACGCAAACGGATACCAGCTCCGATGCCATACCTCTCCTCAATTCTTTGTCAATGTATCCCAGGGCCACGTCTCCATGTCGGTCGCCAGACCGACCAGGGCGTCCCTGCGGGCGTCAATCTTCCCAGCCTCCGACGGATCGGGGCTGTAGCCGAGATACTGGATCCAGGTCTCCTCGAACGGGGATTCCACTTCCAGGAGACAGATCCAACCCCCTCTTTCCACTTTACCCATCTTGCATTCCTTCACGAAGGACACAGCTGCCTCCAGGGATTCATCTGAAGGCGTCGGGTTTTCTTCGTCCATGGGCTCTCCAAGGCAGGCGCCGCCCCCCGTGTAGGAGGACCGGGGGACGGCAGCGTGAACGGCAGGGAAAGGAAGGTGCAACCCTTTTTTGTCCACGCACCCGAAGTATACGGCAGGGTTGATACTCTGTCAAGGCGGGTGAAGGGGTTTTTATAGGGTATTGGAATGTATATACAGTTTGAAAAACCAGACCTGCTTTATGGCGCTGCATTGAAGAGCCCCCGGCCGGCCGCGCCGCCACGCCTCCCCCCGCCCGGGGGTGGGCCGGGCCGGGCCGAGCGCAGGGTCGGCTGTTGTTTAAACCACTACAAAGTCTGTCAAAAAACACCGGGTATATACTCTGTCAATACGATAATATCCCCGCAAACGTGCAGGGCGCAGGCTCGGACTCAGCGCCACAGTCAACAGCCCCGCACGGCTCTTTAAAAACTGGGACAGACGAAAGGCAGACGGGATAACCGCTTGCCTCATCGACAGGCAGGCCGCCGCAGTGCAGGTTAGCGAGGGCGGCCCGATCGGACTCGATGCGCTGAAGTTCAGGACCTCGACAGCATGCAGTAACGCTCCCCCGCAGGCACAAGCATCAGCGCCGCCCCCGGAGAATCCGGGCAAGGGCAGTCCGAAAAAACCCACAAGATCCGAACGGACGGGGGGGATGGCCGGAGGAGATGAGACGGGATGGAAAAGGACGCCCCGGAGGTACTGCGGAAGTGACGCCGCCGTTGACAATCCTCCCCCGCCTGCAGAACGGGCCGCAACACAAGACAAAGAAAACATGCGTACGCACCCGCTTGCGGGGTGTACGCATCTGCGCCCACGCACACATGAGGACGCAGATGCGTACATCAACCGCCCCAGTCCGGGGCACACTCTCAAGGAGAAATGCACCATGACGAAGAAGATCGAGAACGCCGCCCTGACCGCCGCCGCCGCCGCCGTGAAGGCCGAGACGAAGAGCATCGGCAAGGCCGAGAAGGCCCTGAAGGCCGCCGCCGCCCTGACCGCCAAGGCCGAGAAGGCCACCAAGAAGGGCGAGGCCCTCGCCGCCGAGAAGGCGGAGACGAAGGCCGCCGAGCGGGCCGCCGCTCAGGCCCTGAAGGATGCCGCCGCCGAGGCCGCCGAGAGCATCGAGGCCGCCGCCCTCGCCGCCGAGATCAGCAAGCTCATCGAGGCCCGCCGCCACAGCGCCGGGCAGTACACCAAGCTTGTCCGCAGGATCGTCGTGAACTCGTACGCCCGCCAGTCCGTCGAGCTCATCGACGGCCTGCTCGCCGCTGTCAAGTCCTCCCGGTTGATGCCCACGGCGAAGACAATCGCCGTGCTCAAGGGCATCTGCCACATCGATGTGGTGAAGGGCGAGGACAAGGAGTACCACGCCGCCGCCCTGCCGACGCTCAGCAAGGAGCAGTACAACGAGATGGTCCTGCGCCTCTCGGACCGGGGCTTCCTCGTTGATACCTACAGCGCCCCGAAGGCGCAGGGAGAGGACGGCGAGAAGTCCGACCCCTACGCCGAGATGGACGGCATCGCCACCGCCGCCCTCGCCGCCGCCCTGCGGAAGGCCGAGAAGGAACTGGAGCGCCTGCAGGCGCTCAGCCCCAAGGGCGAGCAGGCGCAGGCCGCCAACGCCGAGCGCATCAAGAGGGTGAAGAGCGCCATCGACTTCACCAAGGTTTTGGGGAATGAGATCCCCCGACTGGTGAAGGCGATGCGCCTCGCCTAAGGGGCTAGCCCCCCGTACCCCCCACGCACCCACGCCCTATGGCGTGGGTGCGGTTTTTTGGCAGGGCCTATCACAGGCCTATCATCGCCGCCATCCGCCCCGCCGCCCCAGTTGCCACGCCCATTCAAGGAGGCTCTTGACTAGACAGGCGGTAGACAGGCGGTAGACAGGTTTTCCACACTTGTCTACAAATTTGTCTAGTCAAAAACCCCTTTGTTTCCAAGGGCTTAAGGTATCCACTAGACAAATAGACATCTATTTTGTGGTCACCCCCCTATACGGCTGTTTTTTCTGTGTATATACAAAGTTATACGGCTTTTAATATATGGGTCTGCCCCTTGGAAACGTGTCTACTTGTCTAGTCCACCCCCTAAACCTTTGTTTTTAAATGGGTTTCGGACTAGACAAATTTTTAGACAGGTACAGCCCGCTTGGCTACCCCCCTGTCTAGCCGCCACCGATTCCGCCGTCTATAGACGGAATCTATCAAAAACGGGTCGAATCTTAAATTCTTAAGTACCCGTTTCTTCCTTGTAATTTTTCTTAATAGGAGAAAACTATGGTAACTGGTAGGGAAGGTAAAGCCGTCGAGCCTTCCCACATGGGCAGCCATGTCCATATGGGAGTGTTTGATCAACCATAGGAGGAAAAATGCACTACCAAAACTACAGGCGGCTAGTCCGTCGCATCCGCACCCGCCGTATCGTCCGCACGGTTATCGAGTGGGCGGGCGATGCCGCCTGCCTCGCCGTGTTCGCATACCTTGTGTGGGTATGCCTGAACGGCCCGGGGTACTAGCATGCCCCGCACCCACGCCCATACCCTCCGGCCTGTAGTGCCGGAGCTTTCGTGGAAACACCCCGCCCGATCCCCGTTCGCCGACAAGCTCGTTGACCAGACGGGCGTAACGTGGGCGGGCACATGGCGGGAAGCGGATGCGTGGAAGGCATGCGTCCGCAACCCGTATGCGGGGGACACGTTTACCCATCTGAGCTCGGTGGACAGGGAGACGCTGATGCGCCTTGCCCGTGCCACCGCCCTGCTCGTTTCGTAACCCTAGAGTATCAATGCATTGCTACATGTGTGCTTTGCGTATATACTCATCGTGCAATGATTTGTAGGAGGATCACATGCACAATCTTGATCTGAAGGCCATGGCCTCGTACCTTGAGGCCAACTTCACCATCGCCTACGTGTGGGAGGGCTACCTCACCGCACTGGAGTACGGTGAGCCGACCGAAGGCGTGGAAGATCCGTCCGCTGTCGTGGACAGGTTCGAGCATTTGGTCGGGCGCTACGAGCGCCCCGCCGACAGGCTCGAAGAAGCCCTGCTCAACGACATGCTCGACCCCGACGACCCCGACCCCGATGAGCTCAACGACATGCTCGACTCCGACGGCTACCCCCGTCCCTGCGAGTCGAGCATCAGGCCGTGCGCCCTGTGCGGGCTCATGGCCGACACCGTCCCCGTTCTCGTTCACAAGTAATTTCAAGGAAGGAAAAAATGAAATACTCTGACATTCGCGATTCCGTGCTTGCCCAGTTCGCCTGCAAGAACGGCCACAAGGTCGTGTTTTATATCGACGGGCGCCCGGGGGGCGGCAAGAGCTCCGTCTGCCGGGAGATCGCCGCCGAGCTCTCCCGCATCCACAACATCCCCGCCGAGCGCATCGTCGAATTCAACCCGAGCCTCAGGGAGTCCACGGACATCTTGGGTCTCCCCGTGATGGGGGGAGACCACGCCAAGTGGTTGCCCCCCGAGGAGTTCTACCGCATCCGCAAGGGGCAGGGGCCGAGCATCCTCATCGTCGAGGAGTTGTCCGACGCCTCGATGGACTTGCAGAACCCGCTGTGCCGGGTTCTGCTCGACCGTCACGCCGGGAACATGGCCCTCTCCGAGGAGTTGTATATCTTGGCTAGCGGCAACCGCACCGAGGACAAGAGCGGTGCGTCCCGTCTGTCCACCAAACTGGGTAACCGCATGCGTTGCCTGCACTTCGAGGAGAACCTCGAGGACTGGCAGAGGTGGGCCATCAAGGCGGGGATCAATCCGATCCTCCGCCAGTTCATCAAATGGCGGCCCTCTCTCCTGTCGGATTTCGATCCTGACAGGACAGTCAATCCCACGCCCCGGTCATGGGAGGACGTGGACAGGATTCCGATGACACTTGAGCCGGGCGTCTTCTACGAACACGTCTCCGGCTGTGTCGGAGAGGGTGCGGCGGCTGAGTACACCGGGTTCATCCGGGTGTTCAACTCCCTGCCCGACCTCAACGAGATCATCGCCCATCCGACAAGCGCACCCGTCCCGACCGCACCGGATGCCCTGTTCGCAGTCGTGGCCAAGCTCATCAGCATGGCCACCCCGAAGAACTTTGATAAGTTGTTTGGGTACATCGCCCGCCTCTCGCCTGAGTTTCAGGTGAAGGCGTGCCGGGAGTGCGCCGACGCCAATCCGCAGATCAGGTCCTGCAAATCGTGGGTGAAGTTCGCCCTCGCCAATCAGGACCTGCTCATGGGGCAGGTGTAGCCATGAAGCCCACTGTGAGATGGTGGGCACGCAGCGTATGCGAAGCTCGAGGAGTGGTTGACACTATTGAGAGGTGGGCCGACATATGGATAGATGGCAACTCTCGGTGCGGAAAAGCGCATGTGTGGGGGTCTGCACGTTTGTCCCTTAATGATGTGCCCCATGAGGTATATGCGTGGGACTTCAGCAAGAGATCCCACGCCACATTTCTCACACGCCTCTACTGTGAGCTCGTCGTGGTAGAGCTATTCAATTTACGTTTCAGGAGAACAGAAATGAGCAACAACGAAGTCAAGTCCGTTTACGCCACCTCCGAACAGCTCGCCCGTTACGGGATGGAGCACTACGAGGTGCTCGTCACCAAGCAGGAAGCGAAGTGCATCCTCACCCGCAAGAAGGGCGGCAAGTTCGTCATGGTGTACGTCGACCCCAAGGGGGAGACCAAGCCCGTCCGCTTCAAGAACATCGAGGAGGCCCGTGCCGTGATGATCGCTTCGATCTGCATGGGCCTGCCGCTCTTCACCAAGCCCGAGGTGTAGCCATGGGCAGGTGGGTGGCCGACATGAGCTGTTGGCGGGAGGGAGACCCCGCCCGCCGGGCGCTCGACAAGTGGACCATCGACATGGACCTGATGTCTGTGCGGTGGACTTACTACAGCAACCGACTCGATAGCCACAACCGCCATGGGAGTGTGTGCTTCGACCCCGAGGGGCAGTTGGAAGAGGTGTACTGCGTTCCCCTCGTCTCCGACTTCTACGACTATGACGGCTTTGTCGAGGGGTCGATCTCTAGGTGGTTCGATTGTGGTTTCGGCGAAAGCAAGCTCCGCTTCCTCTTCGTGGAAGTGCTTGCGGACGCCGAAGCGTGGGAGGATCTGCC